GAGACAAAGTTAATTTCCCGCCGTTCCAACATTGGAAATTTAATGACGAGAATGAACTAATATGTGTAGGTAAAAGTCATTGGCGGGGCAGTTTAGATAAAGGCAAGTTTGATAAAGATGCTGGACAAATTACTAACACATTAGCTCGCATGATGATCAAACTATGCGAAAGGTATGCTACAAGAGGCAACGTTCGAGGCTATACTTACAATGACGAAATGAAGGGCCAAGCTATTCTGCAATTAACACAGATTGGTCTACAGTTTGACGAAAGTAAGTCAGACAATCCGTTCGCTTATTTTACTGCGGCTGTAACCAATAGCTTTGTTAGAGTAATTAACGTTGAAAAACGTAATCAAAATATTCGAGACGACATACTAGAAATGAACGGAATGAATCCAAGTTATAGTCGAACCGGTCAAGGCGAACACGAAGCCGCTTTAAAACGTCACGCAGAGGACACAACAAATGACACAACAAATGACACACCAGCTGTTTAAAAAGGTTGCATGTTTTACAGACATACATTTTGGTTTAAAATCAAACAGTCAAGTTCACAATCAAGACTGCGAAGATTTTGTAGACTGGTATATTGCAAAAGCAAAGGAGGAAGGCTGTGATACTGGAATATTTATGGGGGACTGGCATCACAATCGCAATAGTCTTAATATCACTACTATGGACTATAGCCTTAGGGCCTTGGAAAAGTTGGGTCAGGCCTTTGATCAATTTTACTTTTTCCCTGGCAATCATGATTTATATTACAAAGATAAGCGGGATATTCATTCCGTTGAATTTGGAAAGTATATTCCTGGGATTACTATCGTACACGAGCCTATTACTACTGGTGACGTTACTATGTGCCCGTGGCTTGTCGCAGACGAGTGGAAAGCAATAGGTAAAAAGAAAGCCAAATATATCTTTGGACACTTTGAACTTCCACATTTTTATATGAACGCTATGGTGCAAATGCCAGATCACGGTGAAATACAGCTAGATGCGTTTGACGGATATGAAATGGGATTTAGTGGACACTTCCATAAACGTCAAAGCAAAGGTAATATGCACTATATTGGCAATGCATTTCCTCACAACTATGCAGATGCATGGGACGATGAGCGTGGAATGATGATTTTAGAATGGGGCGGGAAACCAGAATATCATAGCTGGGATCAACAACCTACATTCCGTACAGTAAAATTAAGTCAATTAATTGACGAAGCAGATACATTGATTAAACCCAAACAACATTTACGTGTTACGTTAGACATTGATATTAGTTACGAAGAGGCAAGTTTTATTAAAGAAAAATTTGTAACCGATTATGATATCCGTGAACTTACATTAATTACCGAAAAGAAAAATGTTGAAATTAATACTGACATCGATATTCAAGCATTTGAAAGCGTAGATCAGATTGTGTCCAGTCAGCTTGTGAATATTGACAGTGACACGTATAATAAGAACACGCTACTGGAAATTTATAACAATCTATGATAAAAATAAAAGAACTTACAGTCAAAAACTTTATGAGTGTGGGTAATCAAACCCAAGCTGTAAATTTTGGCAAACAACAATTAACACTTGTGCTAGGTGAAAACTTGGACATGGGCGGAGATGACAGCGGCAGTCGCAATGGTACTGGTAAAACTACTATTGTTAATGCCTTAAGTTACGGCTTGTTTGGTACTGCTCTCACTAATATTAAGAAAGACAACTTAATTAACAAGATTAATAATAAAAACATGTTAGTTACCCTGGCTTTTGAAAAGGACGGGGTTGATTATCGTATTGAGCGTGGACGCAAGCCTAACATTTTACAGTTTTATGTAAACAATGTAGAACAAGAAACAGAAGAAACAGATGACGCACAAGGCGATATGCGTGAAACGCAAAAGGACTTAGACGAAATCCTAGGCATGAGTCACGATATGTTCAAGCATATCATTGCTCTTAACACATACACTGAACCATTTCTTAGTATGAAAGCCAACGACCAGCGGGCTATCATCGAACAGTTGCTAGGAATAACTATCTTAAGTGAAAAAGCAGAGGTACTTAAAGAATTAATTCGCAATACTAAAGACGATATCACACAAGAGAACGCTCGTATTGAAGCAACTAAACGATCCAACGAAGGTATTCAAAAGAGTATTGACAGTTTAATCACAAAACAAACTGTTTGGAACACTCAACGAGACAATGATGTTGAAAAGATTGGCCGGGCAATCATAGAACTCGAGAATGTAGATATAGAAGCTGAGCTTGCAAAGCACAGTGAGCTGAAAGTTTACGAAGAAAAGACAGCGAAGCTGAAAAGCCTAAATAAGGAACGGGCTACGTTAGATAGCGCGACAGCGCAAGCGGAGCGAAGCGTCACGAAGTATGACAGCGAGCTCGCCAAATTGGCTAACAAGACCTGTCACGCTTGTGAACAACAGCTTCATGACCATAAGCATGAGGAGATGACTGCTACTGCCCAGGGGCATCTTGACGAAGCTAAAAAGTATCTCAACAAAGTTACTGCTGACTTGAAAAAGATTACAACAGAAATTGCCACCATTGGCGATGTTGCAACTAGGCCGGACACTTACTACGATACTGTAGAGCAGGCTCTCAAACATCAAAACAATCTTAAAACTCTAGAAACTCAGCTGACTATTCGTGCGGGTGAGCAAGATCCGTATCAAGAACAAATAGAAGAACTGATGAATACTGCCCTGGTGGACGTATCTTGGGATACTGTCAACGAACTTACTACACTCAAGGATCATCAAGAGTTCTTACTCAAGCTGTTGACCAGCAAGGACAGCTTTATTCGTAAGAAGATTATTGATCAGAACTTGGCTTACTTGAACAATAGGCTAACTTATTATCTAGACAAGATGGGTTTACCGCATACTGTGGTTTTTCAAAACGATTTGAACGTGGAAATTACACAGTTAGGTCAGGATCTAGACTTTGATAACTTGTCGCGTGGTGAGCGCAATCGTTTAATCTTAGGATTAAGCTGGAGCTTCCGCGATGTGTGGGAAAGTTTGTATCAGCAGATTAACTTGTTGTTCGTCGACGAGCTGATTGACAACGGGCTTGATGCTAGTGGCGTCGAAAGCGCCTTGGCAGTACTTAAAAAGATGGGCCGTGAACGCAATAAGAACATTTATTTGATATCTCACAAGGACGAATTGATTGGTCGCGTGACTAATGTGCTTAAAGTTATCAAAGAAAACGGCTTTACCAGCTATGCAAATGACTTGGAGATTTCAGAATGAGAAACATGGAACTAGTAGAAGCAGTTATTACCCTGCACGACATTGCTAGACTAGTCGAAGCAGAGATAGGACATGGTAAGTTATCGGATGATATTCGTGGAGTTGCCGATAGACTACATGCCCTCAGTGTTGATCAAAGTCGTGCGTCACATGCCGCCGATGAAATTATTCAGCAGATTAAGAACTAATGAGCAAAAAGGTAGATCCAGTAGACTATCAAGACGAAGAGTTACATGCGGAACTGTTAAAATTGTTTCGTGTGTACTTTGAAGCTAATCAAAAATGGATCAACACTGGCACTAAAGCCAGTGCTATTCGTCTGCGGCAAGTGCTAAGTGAAATTAGAACGCTGTGCATACAGCGCAGAGAAGTTGTACGTGCTTGGGCAGTGACCAAGGAAGCACAACTGGCAGAACGAAAGGAAAGGCGCAAGAATGACCATAGTTAACCAATTTGCCGATGTAGATTGTTTGTATGTTGGCGGGGATTCGTGGACATTTGGTTCAGAACTGCGCGATCCTGCTGTGGGTGGCGATGATGACTTTACTGAAGTTAACAGCATTTATAGAAACACCTACAGTTGGCCTGCACTGCTAGGCCAGCAATTTAATTTAGAAGTTGTTAATGACGGGCAAGCGGGTGCATCAAATCATTTTATTATTCGTAAAGCCATTAAGGGTATTACTAATTTGCTACGTGCTGGCCGCCGGCCTTTTGTTATACTATCGTGGACACAACTACAACGTTTGGAAATATGGGACGCCAAACGAGAACATTATATTAATGCAGTTGGGCCTGCTGATTGTACTTCACCGGCAATAGCTTTTGATATTTGGGGCAAATACAGTTCTGATTTTAGTAATGTACAGGAATTTTTACAACAAGCCATCATGTTAGACGGATTTTTAAAAGCGCAAAGCGTTCCCTATTTTGCAACCAATGTGTTTAAAGAAAACTACGAGCTTATGCAAAAGTTTATCAACGACAAGTTGGAGTTTGGGCATTTGTTTTATCAAATGAACAATCAGGTAAACATGGAAAAGCACTTGTACGAACTGTCTTTAAGTCAAATAGTCAAGGCACGTGAAGGCATTAGCTACGGCAAGGGCGGACATCCGCTTAAGGACGGGCACAAAGTTATTGCAGATTATCTACAGGCACAAATAGAAAAACGTTTTAAATTCAAAACGACTAAGGCATAAAGGCACTCCATGATACATACAGCATGTCATGGACTTATCAAAATAATACAGTTGAATCGTTGCCCGAAGATTGTATTGGGTTCGTGTACATAATCACAAACACAATCTCTGGACGCAAATACATAGGCAAGAAGTTAGCAAAGTTTAGCAAAACCACATATAAAACAGTAAAACTCAAAAACGGCAACAAAAAGAAAAAGAAAATACGCAGCAAAATTGATAGTGACTGGCGCGAATACTATGGTAGTAGCCCAGAATTAACCAAGGATGTTGTGGCATTAGGCACAGAAAACTTCTCCAGAGAAATCTTATTTTACTGTAAATCCAAAGCAGAATGTAGTTATATCGAGGCTAGAGAACAATTTAGCAGGCGTGTACTAGAGTCAAATGACTATTATAATGGTCATATTCAAGTGCGTGTCCATGGCTCACATATAAGAAAACTTCAAGAAAACTAGGCAAAAGACAGCGGTTTTTGGCTCAGCGCAGGCTAACATCATGCGCCCTTATACCTGGATCACGGATCGCAGGGACGGAATTCTCTTGCCGCCAAGAGTACTCAATCACTATCCTTAACCGGACGAAGATCGCTCAAAACCTGCGGTTTGATTGTTTGAAAATAAATTTTATAGGTAAAATGAGGGGAGAGAAACCCCGCGTTTGCTAATGTGTTAGCGTATTTTAGCAAACTGCCGTTGTGATTAAGACTGAGCTCGTGGTACCGGACAACCGCCACTGTAACTGCTCTAACGCTAGTGTGACATTGTGCAACTCAGATAATGTCGTTTTTTCTTAGCCCTTGCCTGGGCTAAGTGTGACTGAACAATCTAGATAATATCTTAACGCTTCGCGTTTAACTTAATATTAAAGAAAAAAGATAAGTTCGAGCTGAAAGCGAAGAACAGATGAACGTAGTTCATCTTTAATGTAACTAAATATTGATATGAAAGTTTTCGATATTATCACAGAATCACAACAACTTAATGAACAGCTATGGCGATTTGGCCAGATGATTGATTATGCCGTGTCGAAAGGTGGCGCAGGTATTGAACAAGCACTAGTCTGGATTGCTAAAAAAGTGTTGGGTAAAGAAAACGCTGCCAAAGAACTAGCTGAAGCTTGGATGGTAACGGCAGAGAAAGCCGGTATAAGTTCTAGTGAAGCTATCTCCAGAGGTTCGGCCGCTGCTCGAGAAGCTAGAATAGCCGACGACGTTATTGCGGCAGCACAAGCAGAAGCAACAGTATTGGCAAAAGCTCGTGCAGCCAGTATATGGGGCAAAATTACTTCAGGTACTCAAGCTGCCGAGTTCTATTGGGGCGCAAACTGGGCCACAATTAACAGAGGTTTAAAGTGGTGGGGTATTTTAGAACCGATATACGATGCGGCAACTGGTATTCTTAAAGTATATCGTATGCGAGATGAAGGGCATCCTGAACTTCAAGACAAAAACAAATTACAATGGGCAGTTCAATGGCACATTGACAATGCAGTTCAACGTATTGCCGCACTACAAATTGGCCGAATACTAATAGGCGGTGTACTTGGCAAAAGCGGAATTCAACAAATTCCTTTATTAAACTTTTCAGCATTTAACAAAGTGTACGACCTAGCTAGTCCTGCGGCGCAGGCTGCTTTCCAAGCATGGATTATTACTGATGCTGGACAGCAATCTCTTGCTCGTTGGTTAGTAGGAGAAGCAATGATTCCTTACACAGATTGGAAAGTTCCCGGTGGCGCATGGTTTAGAGGAATGATTACAGATCCACTAAGTGGCATACTTAAATCTGGATACGATGCTGTATTGCGAGCAGTTGGTTCTGACAAAGCACAACAGTTACCTAAACCAAAAGATCCTAATGCTCCAGTTCCAAAACCGGCTGCTGGAAGTTTTGGAGAACTTTCTGGACGTAAGTTTGATTTAGGAACTGGACGAGCAAGCGATCCAAGCTATTAAAGCAAGGGCATGTTTGTTTCTTTGCTGATTTCTACGTTTTCTTTTACAATTATATACATAGAATCTCTATCATCGAAACTATATTGATGTAAGAGTTGATCAACTGTTACACCGC